TAATCTTACGCGTACTGCTCAACATACCTTGCAACTTGATGCCGAGACAGGCGTTGGGCTTAACCTATACCCTGAGTACGATGTAGCCGAAACAATAGCTACGCAATCAGGCTTGGGTATTGCTACAAGTAATGTAGGGTTGTTAATAACCGAAGCAGGCGACTTTTTAGTTACTGAGTCGGGCGATGACATTGGTACTGACTATGACGTGTTGATTACTACAGTCCATACGGCAGCTCCAGGCTATTATCCTGAAGCCATGTTGCGTTGGTCGGATGATGGCGGTCACACTTGGTCTAATGAGCATTGGGCATCAATGGGTCAGCTAGGTAACTATGGAAAACGTATATTTTGGCGTCGTCTTGGCATGACTTTAAAACTGCGTGATCGTGTCTATGAAGTGTCAGGCACCGATCCAGTAAAAGTCTCTATTATGGCGGCTGAGTTACAACTATCACCAACAAGGGCGTAATGGAAAATATAACGCTAATCCCGTCTGCTAAAGTACCTGTGCTACTAGCTGATACAGATGTAATGTCAACCCAATGGTACAGATTCTTTTTTAACATCTATACGCTGACCAATAATGGCGTGTCGGGTAGTTTTACAACAAATGATGGTAAGACAGTCACCGTCACTAACGGCATTATTACGAAGATTGTATGAACGTAGAAATGAACGTCACTTACGGACAAGGGTTTTTACCTAGTACGCCTTTTAATTTACACGATAGAGTAGAGGCATTACAAGCTGAAATATCTAAGCTACCCCAATATGAGCCTAAGACAAAACATACGTTTCACGCAGGAATGTATTGCCGTGAAGTATGGCGTCAAGCAGGCGCGTTAGTAGTAGGAAAAGTTCATAAAAAAGAACATTTTTATCTAATCGTATCAGGTACAGTAGCCATAACAACGAATGATGGGGTACAATTAATTACAGGCCCACAATTGCTATGTAGTACGCCTGGCACGAAACGCGCTGTTTATGCCGAAACGGATGCTTTATGTATGACTTTTCATGTTGTAGACGCTAAAACTGTTGAAGATGCCGAAATTGAATTAGTTGAATCCGATCCGAATGATATGTATGCCATCGGAAACATAGTTAAAGATAAACAAGTAGGAGTAAAATTATGACTTTTTGGGTAGCAGGAACAGTAGCAGCCACTTCTTTAATAGGTACTGTATCAGCTAATAAAGCAGCTAGCGCGCAAGCAAGAGCCGCGGGTGAAGCTACGCAAGCCCAGCGAGATATAGCCAATGAACAAACGGCGTTGCAACGTGAACAATATTTAAAACAACTTGAGCTAAACGAACCATTTAGGCAAGCTGGCCTTACTGGTCAAAATATGTTGCTAGCCCAGTTGCAAGGTGGCCCATACGCTACAGCTAAGTTTGGTGGCGTGGCAGGTTACGATCCAGCGTCTGCTATGCGAAATTTTGGTGAAGGTGATTTTCAAGCCGATCCAGGCTATGCGTTCCGCCTATCCGAAGGTTTAAAAGGCATGAACGCTACCGCAGCTGCTAGAGGTGGCTTATTGTCTGGCAATGCTTTAAGAGCAGGGCAAGAGTACGGGCAACAACTAGGGTCGCAAGAATACCAAAACGCTTTTAATCGCTATCAAGCTAATCGTGCAGCGCAAGAACAAGCGTATGGTAATGCGTTTAATCGTTTTCAAACTGAAAGAATTAACACGCTAGCACCGTTGCAAAGTCTAGCAGGTGTTGGACAGTCAGCTACTCAACAAGCCCAACAAGCAGCGCAAAATTACGCTACAGGCGCATCTGGTGCTTTAGGTAATTTTGGTGCGGCTCAAGCGGGTAATATTATTGGCGCAGGCAACGCAAGAGCGTCTGGTTACATTGGTGGGGCTAATGCGGTAAGTGGCGGTTTAGGTCAAGCGTTAAATTTCTACCAAAATCAAAATTTAGTAAATAGTTTACAAGCTAACCGTGGCGGAAATTATTTAACTGGGCCTACAACAATGGATTATTCTACACCGCTAAGTTATGCTGGAACTGGAATAGGATAAGGAATAAATATGGCAACTATTGATTCAAATATCGCAATGGGCTATAAGCCCATTCAAATTGAAAACCCATTAAATCAATTGGCGGCAGTAGCACAAATTCAAAGTGGGCAACAAAGCCAACAACTTAATGCGTTAAAAATGCAAGAATATCAACGTGGGTTAGAGGAAGAAAATAAACTACGTACTTTACTTAGCGGCGGTAGTGATATTAATTCGCCTGATGTAATACGTCAAATGTATGGCATTTCGCCAACTAAAGGGCTAGAGTTTCAACAAAAACAAGCCCTTATAAAAAAAGCAGGTTTAGAAACTACTAAACTTGAATCAGAAATTGTAGATAATAAGTTAAAACAATCGCGTCAATTTTTAGACACAATCGACCCTGCTGATCCTAGCGCGCCAGCTAGATATTTAGCTTGGCATGAGGCTAATCATAAAGACCCTGTTTTAGGGCCAATGTTAACCGCTAGGGGGGTTACTGTTGATCAATCAAGAGCAAATATTGATAACGCAATTAGACAAGGCCCTCAAGCATTTGCGGCATTGCTTAATCAATCAAAGTTAGGTGTTGAAAAGTTTGCTGAGTTAAATAAACCACAAGTTTTTCAAGAAAATCTTGGTGGGGTTAACCGCGTATCTGCGTTCCCTGGTATGGGCGGCGCTCCAACGGTTGTAAGTCAAGAGGCTAGAACTGCAACTCCTGGTGAATTATTAACTAATGCACGTGAACAACAACGTATAAATCTTGGCGAGCGTCGAGATATTGTTGCTAGTACAAGTACTGCTGCTGATGGCACCGTTACGCAATTTAATAAATTTGGTGAAGTTATTAATAGAATTACCGCCGCAGGTAAACCTAGCGCTACGTTTGAAAAAACGGCTGCATTGCAAAAACAACAAGCCAAAGATCTTAAGATGGCTATTACTGAAATTGAAAAAGCAATTGAGCCAGGTGGACTTCTTGAAAAATCAACTGGTAGTGGCGCAGGTAAATTGCGCGATGCGGCGGGTAATTTTATTGGGTATGCTACCGAAGGTTCTATTGCGGCAGCATCTTTAAAACCGATTGCCGACTTAGGCCTTAAAATGATTCCACGTTTTGAAGGCCCTCAATCTGATAAAGATACGGCAACTTACAAAGAAGCGGCGGGTGAATTGGCTAACGAATCTTTACCTGTGGCTAGAAGACAAGCGGCTGCCAAAACAGTTGTGCGTTTAATGAAAACTCGTACAGGTCAATTTGTTAACGAAACAATGGCAACCGAAGGACTGCCCGCAGGTGGCCCAGCGTTGCCGGCTGGCTTTACTGTTGATAAACCATAAAGGTTAACATGGCACTTCAAACTGCAACCAATCCACAAACAGGCGAACGTGTCGCTTTAATTGGCGACCAATGGCAACCTATTAAACAATCTGCTACTAATAAAGAAGGCGTTAAAGCCTTTTTAATTGGTGATAACTGGTTAACTGATGAGCCTACACCATCCGAAGGGACACGCGCTAACGTAGGCGCTGAAGTGCCGGCATGGGCTAAAGAATATCCTAAGTTGTACTCAGCAGCCGTTAAAGCACGTCAGGTTGCAGGCCCTAGCGTAGAAATGCTAGGTGGTATGGTTGGGGGCGCTGTTGGCGCAGGCGCAGGTACTTTAGCAAGCCCTACACTTGTAATCAATCCTGTTACCGGCGGTGTTGCTGGTTCAGCGTTAGGGTACGGTATTGCTAAAGAAGGTTTGGAAGCTGCCGATGTAGCGTTAGGACTTAGACCGCCACAAACAGTTTTACAAAGAGTACCTGCTGCTGCGGCTAACGTCGCTGAAGGCGCAACATACGATATAGCAGGTAGAACAATTATTGGCCCTGCAATCAATAAATTAGTTAATCTAGGTTCTGCTGCAATAGGTAAAATAGCTGACATTAACCAGTTACCTAAACAATTAGCTGCAAGAATAGCACGTGAATCATTTGAAAATCCTGCTAATGTACAGGCAGGCCGTAATGCGTTGCAACAATCTACACAAGCTGGGCAAAATTTAACAGCTCAACAAGCGTTGGCACAAGGCGGTGTAGTTGCACCTGGCGCCCAAGCGGTATTAGAAAAAGTACAAGCTAAAGTTGCACCGTCAGTTCAAGCAACCAAATTGCTTAAAGATCAAGCCGCACGTATGTCAACTATTAAAGACGTTACGCCTGATATTGACGCTGCGGTTACTGCAAGACGCATGGCGTCTCAACCATTGTATCAAGCCGCAGACGCGGCTGTTGTTCCTATTGATACAGATTTATTAAGTATTATAAGTCGGATGCCAAACGGTACGCTAGCAAAAGCAGCCGAAATTGCTAAGATAGAAGGCCGTCCATTTATTATGGGCGCTTCTAAACCTGCGGGGGTAATATCAACCGGCGTGTTAGATGCCGCTGGTCAACCAATTACAAAACAAACTGCTGCCGAAATCCCTGAAATAACGGGTGAGTCAATGCACTATATTAAACGCGCGTTAGGTGATATGGCGTATGGCCCAACAGCTACAACAGGAATTGGTCAAGACGCGCAACGTGCAGCTCGTATGTTATTAGATGATTACGTTAAAGTTTTTGAAACTAAAGTGCCTGAATATGGCCAAGCCCGTCAAATCTTTTCGGATATGTCAGCACCTGTTAATCAAGCGCAAGTGCTTAAAGAAATGGTATCGGTATTAGAAAAGCCAGGTGGAGGCGAGCGTATTGGGGCATTTTTAAATACTTTAGGACGTGGCGAAGAAGCTATGCTTAAACGTGCCGGTGGTCGTGGTGGCCCACGTTTTGAAGCGCTTAATGAAGTGTTAACGCCTGATCAGTTAAAAGTAGTAAAACAAGTTGCAAAAGAATTAGAAACGCAAGCGTCTGTTGGGTTACAAGTGTCACAAGGTCAGCAACGCGCTACAGAATTGCTTAAAGATGAGTTACCTAACTATCGTCTACCTAACGTGTTTAACGTAATTGCAACAACTGCCAATAAATTTTTAGATACTTTAGGCGTCAAAGTAGGGAAAAAGACACTTATTGAACTAGCTAAAGCAGGTGAAACAGCTAAATCATTTGATGAGCTACTAGCCACATTACCCGCGCAAGAGCGTAATAAAGTATTAAAAGCAATAAATGATCCTGATACATGGAAAGCCTTTGTACCCACTACAGGTAAAATAACGATGGGTATTGAAGGCAAATTAAGCACACCAAACGCTATTGCGTCGCCGCCAGTTAACGCATTAGCTCCTGAGCAACAAAACCAAAACGCACTTGCAAGGTAATTATGGAATACTCAATAGCTGAAAACGATAAACGGATCAGCGTTCACGAACAAGTTTGTGAGCAAAGATATAAACGCATTGAAGAAGCCTTTGAAAGAGGTTCTAAGCGTATGGCTCGCATTGAATATATGTTGTATGCAATCATGGTATTTACTTTTTTTGGTAAAGACACCTTCATGGAGTTGCTACAAGCGGTCATTGTAAAATGATGCCTGAAGGATTCCTGATTGAAAAGCTAGCGCCTGCCCTTGGTGGTTTATTTGGTGGCTTGTCGCTTGCTATGTTCTGGACTCCTGAGAAGTTACAAGAAAAAGGTAAGGTTGCGTCTGTATTTATTGCAGGTGGAATTTCTGCAATGGCAGGCTTTGCGTTCACAGGTATAGCTGCTGAAAAATTAGACATCAACTCTGAGAAGTTAGACGTGTTAATTGGATTAGCGTGGGTGCTTGGAATGTGTAGCGTAGCGGTCATCAATTGGGTGTCTAACTACATGGTCAAGCGCGAACACATGGATATTAGTGAAGTAGCAGACGAAATTAAACATAAAAGAGCAAAGAAATGACATTAGTTCATTGGCTCATGTCTATTCTAGTAATTGAACTAATTGCAGTCTTTGTAGTAGCTTTCTTAGCGTTTTCGGGGTTCTTTACAGATATGCGGATGTTATCTAAAATTGGCATATTTGTAATGACAACAGGGCTAATGGTGCAAGTCATGCGCTCACTACACTTTTTTGAATATGGCGCGTACCCTATAGATACTTTGTTTCCGCTATGGATAACCAAAGACATTGGCGCATCTATTATCATATTTGACTTGGCATTGCTACATTTTAGGAAGGATAAATAATGTTAGGACTTGATGCAA